GAATCATAAACGCTCAGAAGCTGTGAGTTGGAGGTTGCGGGGGTCGCTTGCAAACTGATAGGCAAGATAGATCGAAAATGCGTCCGCTCGATATGTCCCGGCGCAATATAGGGAGTCCAGAAGTGCGAAACGATTTGTTATAATGTAGGAGCGGTGGGCAAAACGTGAGCCCTGGAGTGCGTAGAGATAGTTGCGCCCCTGCTCGATAAGCGGCAATATATATTTATATTCACCGTCCTTGTTGTAAACACGTTCGCTCCATTCGTTCATGAATTGGTCATTAACAACCTGCAACACATACTCTGTTGACATGTTGGCGCGGAGAGTGCGGGCCACTTCTGCAAGTTTTTCGGGGCAGTCTCTTACAAGTTCCCAAAGCACTGAGTCGTGACCGGCAAAGCAATATGCGTCCTGAGTGTCGTCCTTCGTGTCAAAGGTAGTCATATAATCGAACACTAAGCGGCTATCGTTTCGGACGCCCCAGAGCGTGTCCATGTCGTATGGCAGGAACATCCAGTGAATGCCGTCCCAAGTTGCCAACATCATATTTTTGGCGCGGTTATCCACGGCCATAAAATAGTCCGTCAGTACATACCAGGCAAACGGAGAATCATTCAAGAAATAATCTTTGTACTCACGTAAAAATTTCGACGGGCTGCCTTTGCAAGACTGCACCCAAGCCCAAAGGCGTGTTACAGCATCACGATCCTCTTGGTCAGCCGTCGCCCACTCCTGATCCGGCTTAAATCGGAACTCCAAGCCCTTATCGAAATCGGCCATATTAGATGTACCGAACAGGCAAAGCGAGTGAGAGTTATCCAGGAACTCCAGGCAGATACATTTATTTCTCTGACCATCCAGCGTTTCAGCATCGTTAAAACCTTCAATGCCTTCAAAGCCGTAGACGTCATGGCTTTCTGACTTCTCGTTGTTAAAATTGTATTTACCCAGGAAAGTGGCCACGCCAGTACCGTTGTTATCATAGAAAAGATTTAACGGCAGGGCATCGACACCGATACGCACATCATATCCGCCTTTATAGGCTGCTTGTGGAGGCGTTAGCCATCCACAACGCTTAAAGACTTCGTTAACGATACGGACCGCGCCGGAGTTGTGGACGCTGGAACTATCTGAGAAGTCAGCCTTCAGACAGAAGATCGAAACCGGGCGGGCTCCAGGCTTAAAGCTATACTTGAAGTCCGGCATCTCCACGCCGTTTACAACCAGGCGGCACCCTTCATATGCGTCAGCCCGGTAGAAGTAGAGGCGGTAATTTTTACGGGGGTAAGTCGTCGAGCTCGTACCCTGGATGCGCAGGCCTATCTGGAAGGCTACAAAATCGTATTCCTTGCCGTAAGGCGAATAATAATAAACATCGACCGGGACCTCGAATTTTTTATTATTGGTCTGGTTGACCAGATCCACGTCACCGACAATGCGCATAACGGCTTTACCCTGAGCGCGCAACTTATCAATGTCAATCTCGTCCGTTTCGTCATTGAGGACATCGTTACGCTGGAACAGAAGTACCATATCATCTGTATCGGGTCGATCTACCATGTAATTAGACAATATTTCATCGTCTGTGAGTGCGCGGCTGTAGATGCGAATATTTCTAACCTCGACATCAGCGGCGTCTGAAGCTATGCGGATGGTCTGAGGTTCCGGGTGCATGAGCGAAGCCGTAGAGTCGTATTGCTCTGCGCGGTCACGTATGCCGTTAACATAAAGCTGCAACAGTCTATTGTCAGCCTTGCTCTGGACGACAAAAGCGATTTTTAGCCACATATCCGGAGCAAACTTAGTTTGTACGGCCGCCCCGCCGGTCATTTTTAATGAAGCTTCTTCAGCTGTCATGTTAAGGCCCACACCGGCGGCTATACATTCCATAATGATGCCGGAGCGATCAGCCACGTTAGTACACTTGATCTCTGCCTCAATAGTCAAGCCTGTGGCTGTCGCATCAGAGGCGAACGGGCGCGCGTCGATGTCGATACTTGCCCCGTTCGACAGGCAAAGCGCCTCGCCGTCCCATCCGTTGGTGCTCCAGTCGAAACCGTTAAACGCCGTTGTAACACCTTCGAACTCCCAGTGTGCCGGGCTTGCCTCGTTGTTGCTTCGACCGGCTGCCGAAAGTTTCAGGGTCATGTGGTCTGTAACTTCGGCCAGCGTGATAGAACTTTCGACTATCGAAATGGTGAAGTCGTATGAAGTCACGCCGCAACAAAATTGCATCCTTTCTTCTCCCGGCTGAGTAAAGCGGTTGGTGTATTTCTGAACCGTGCGCGGCGCTGTGATGCCTTGCGACTGCACACCGTTGTGCAAAATAGCCATTTCGGCCGGGGTAGTCGCAGGATCATAAACCACAAAATCAAAATCCATGCGCTCGAACTGGCCCACCTCGATAACAGGCGTCAGATAGTCCGAGTCGTCAAAAATACGACCATCCGGGAAGATGATCATCGAGCCAATGAAAGGATCTGCAATCTGGCCCAGTGCGTTACATTTCAGTATGTCGATAAAAATAGACTCTGAAACCAGTGTCAGATCATTAGCCTGCATTTCGGCGACGATCTGAACATTATGGCGGCCGATAGAAAGGCTGGACATTGGTACTGTAAAGCTGCCGTTAGTCTTGCCAGACTTTTTGATGACTGTTGAGTTATACTCTACGCCATCAAGGTAGAGAGTAACCGTTTTTTCGGCCGAGCCGTTGACGGTAAACGGAATTATAGCTGAACTGTCAGGCTTATAGCCTCCGCCGGCTATTGAATTCGCCAGAGAATAGGAACTTGTCAGCCCTAAGGTATATGCACGGACCTGGAGATTTACAGTGCGTTGCTGTGTCTTGCCGGTGTCCGGGTTTGTGGCTACTGCCTTAATGGTGATGTCATTTGTACCGGCTTTCAGGAATTTGGTAATATCAAGCGAATCGGAACCAGCCGGAAAGTCGGTTACAGTTGTCGAGAATTGAACTACAGTACCGTTCTTTATCTCTATCGAGATCGCGCCGCGCTGGCCGGTCGAGACTCCGTCCATATCGCCGCCGAGATACTGGTGATCGTAGGAATACGACAGCGTAACGGCGTCACCTTCGCGGATGGTGCTTTTGTTGACGGCGGCCGAAATAATTACTTTAGCGCTGCTTGCGTCATCACCACCCCCTCCGGAGCTCACGGGAATATCAACACCGGTAAACTCGTCACCCTTTGAGTTAATGGCGCTGATGTGGATCTCGGTGCCGTCCTCGTTTAATGATGCGTCAAGGTTTTGAAGTGTGCGGCGTTCGATTTCCTCAAGGCGGGCGTTGATCACTTTATTTTGTACCGGGTTGGTAGATGATGGTGAAAGCGAATCGTCTACCTCTGCCTCGTCAATAGCGATGTTAACGACTCCTTCCGCGTCGGGGGCTATTTTCTCTCCGTTGAGAGTCACGCCAGTAATAGTTCCACGGCCGCCCGTGTCGCTCCACGCGCTCTCCTGGTTCCACTGTGTGAGCGTCGACCCGGTAAACTGTTTTGTTATGTACGCGCCGGGGCCGGTCTTAAACGTGATCCAGCGGCCAAACTCGCGCAATGTAGTGGGAATTGCCTCCGCTGCGCTGATAATGTCGTAGTAGCCGGATGCCTTCGGGGCGATCTCGTCCACGTTTATGAGGTTGCCCGCGCCCTTCTGGCCTACCTGCTGCCACTCCGGCCACTCCACACCGTCAACACCTGCCGCAGTGGTGTAGACCTTTGTTCGATACTCCAGCCCGGCCGGTGTGAACATGTACTGAGTAACACTGACTGTTGAATTTCCCGGAGAAAGTGCAACCGTAGCACTGCGGACAATCATGATATTGCCAGCCTGGCCAGCCACGCTAAGGAAATAAATACCATCGTTTGTGATATTGTCGAGTGTTGCCACTGAGTCTACAATAACAACGCCTTCAAGCGTTTCCACGCGCTCTTCGAGATCATCCGCATCTGCCTTAATGTTGTCAGCTTCGTTTTTTAACAAATTGATGTCATCGCGGTTAAGCTGGAGCGATTCACGGATTTCATTCAGAAGCCCCATAAACGTGTCCTTATTCGTCACGCCTTCGAGGAACGCTTTTAACTCGTTGAATGTGTCAATGGCGGCGGTGACTCCGTCTCCATCAATCAGCGTATTAATGCGCTGCTCATTCGAATCAGCTTTTGTACTTGCGCTCTGAACGTTGTTCCGGATCGTCTCAATAGCGAGATTAACAGTATCTATAGAACGCTGCAACGCGGCATCGGCCGCCTGTCGCTCGGCCTTCTCTTCTTTTACTCCTTGATTATTGGTTAATAAATCCTTGTATGATTTATTCAGATAGTCCATGACAGCAGCTACCATCGAGTTAGTAACGCTTTCCGGATCTTCGGCTTGCTCGATTGTCAAAATCAGGCCGTCGATAAATTCTTGATCTTGGGTCGCCATGTGATATGATTATTAATTAAACTGTTTGCTAAATTGTTTTGAGAATACACGCGGTTTTTTAGCTTCGCTTCCGTCGATAATTTCCTGTAAAATGTTGGTTTCTGTGTCGGCCAGCTCCAGAGTCAGGGAGAACGACTGCGGCGCCTCCGGACGCTGCTTGTATGTAAATTCTTCGGCCGACGGGATCACGCGGACCGGCAAAGCTCCCAGGTCGAGCAAATAGACCTCGTCACTGCCCAGCATATCCATTAAAAACCGAACTTCGTCAGGCCTTTTAACACCGGTTTGAATAGAGATTGATTGTTTTCTCTCTATGCGGTCGCGCTGTGAATAATAATCGTCTGTCACCGGATCGTATCTTTTAAAAATTGCCTCGTCGGCTCCTTCCCATTCCGGAGTAATCGACATTTCGCCGGTTATCTCGATAATCTCGAACACCCCCAGAGAATTGCGGAATTTCAGACGGTAACGCTCGCGCGCCGGATCGGCCTGCTCGATCACCAGGCGGCAAGCAAACAGGCCGCGGTGGTAAATGTCGAAATTATTTGCCAGAACACCGGAGGCCTCAAAAAAATGACTTCTCAGAGCCTCGATGTCGAGCGCGTAAATCCCAGGAGACAGCCGGTCAATCGTCCAGCTCTTGCCTGTCACCTTCTCTACAAAGCTAAATACATCATCCGGAGCATCATTTATATAATACAGAGGGTAAAGCTCCGACTCTTTCATTATCACGCGCCATCCGGCCGTGCGGGTGGTGAGAAAGCAATTTGTATCATAGGCTAAAAATCGGACGTTGAAAATATCTGTACTTGGCCCCAATCGCTTGAAGTTCTGTTTAGACACACCGCCGGGAAGCGCTATAAATGCAAACGCCTGGTCATATTCACCATTAAACACCACGGCCACGTCTCGGCATAGGACCTCACTCTCGTTCTCGATCAGTATTAAAGGGCCGAAGCTTATTGGCTCAACCTCGTCGGGCTGTGGCAAATATTTGATATAAGCATTGACTATATCAGCGACATTTATAGAATACGGGTAATTGAATCGCCCGTTATAAAGCGTCAAACCATCCATTATAATGCTAAACGGGTACCCCGTTAAAGGCTGATCGCCGGAGGTGTGGCTGCTTTCTATAATTATGGGATTTCTGGTAAATGCCAAGCGGGATGGCGTTGACGGCATAGCGTGAGGATTTGGAAACATAGCTAACTACTTTTTAGCGTTGTGGTTACTACAGCGCCGGAAAATTCCGTAACTGCCCCCTGTTCTACCAGAAAGCGGTCACGTTCAGGCGTCGGTGTCGTCATAAATTCGTAAAACACTTTGATACTACCCGCGTGATTGCGTCGCCACTCCTGATAAAAGATGTCGACGGTTTCGATTTGCGGGGCTGCGAGGATGTTATTACTTTCCATGCTGCAAATTTTTCTAATTTTTAGGGCCTTGCAAAGGACTAATCATTCACCCAGCGGGCCACAAGCTCGACACTGTATTCTACTTCGATAGAAACAGAGCCTAAAGCGACTTCATCCAATTCCCAGTCATCCGGGCCGTCCTGATAACTCAGATCGTGAACCTCAAAAATATCATAGGTTAGCAACGCCTTGTATTTCCGGTAATTTCTATCTCCATGAGAGACCGGAATCGGTTTGCTGCCATCTGTCTGCCATGTCAGGCCTTTGCGTATGATCGAGACGGGAACCGAACTGTTAACGTTTACGGTCCACCAGTCGCCCTCTGTGCCGTGCGGTGTATATCCGGTGTCTGCCTTGTATTTATCTGCGGCGGCTTGTTTATTTGCCGTCACATGGAGCAGGTCTTCCCTGTACGTCTCTGACTTCAGGAACCATTCAAGATGACGGGTCGCCGCAGAGAATTCCGGCACATTCTGTTCATCCTTTATGTTATATTCTCCATGTGTCGAGATGGTGCGGAGCTTTAGATCTACCGACATATCAGCCGAAGCCGGCAACGAATATGACAGCGTATCAATCAGGCACCGGACACCCCGGAACATTACCGGGCTTAGAGTGTCAAGCCGGAAGAAAGTTAGTTTGTCTATCCGGGCCGGAACTTCGACCGATCTATTACCGTGACGCAAAATTTCATCATATCCGGCCCAGAATTTAACAAACAGTCCATCCTGGAATTGAAATAACAGTGATAGCGTCGGGGTGCTGCCGTCATCCATCGTCAGAGGCTTGCCGGTGTCGCTCTCTGCGTTTATACGGCCAATGGTCTGACCGCCGGTTGTATAGGCTATGACAAAGGCCAGTGGCGTAGTGTCGCCGGTGTCCTCGGCATCCTCGCTGCCTTTTATATAGCTGTGATAATGCCGGGCGCCTGTCAGATATGCCGGGCACTTGTCGTTAAAAGAATTTCCGGTGCCAAGCCCTACGGTATCAACGCGCATGATCGGGACACACTCGTCATCGCTTGACAGATCGAGCGGGTTCATGCCGGGTGTTGCCGGGTCCCAATTAAAAAAGCTGGAGCTGGCCGCCTTTACCGTCCGATTGGTGTTATCAAGCTTATACCAGGTCCCTGTAATAAATTCACGTGCTAAAAATGTATTGGGGTTGTCATCTGTAGGCTGCATGGCCGGCGCTGTAGCCGCGCGCGAACTGTAAAGGGCGTAATCGTCGCGCCCGTCATCGCGGTCATCGTCAGGCTCCGGGTAGTCCGGTTCCGGAGGTTCGGGGTCCGGATAGTCCGGGTCATCAGGCTCCCATACCCAATAATGATCATCTCTAACATCTCCATCCCAAGCCCCGCCGGACCCACTCGGTACATATGTCCACTGGCTCACATGATTTCCCAGGTGTACGGCGCGGATGTCGAGCCCTTTAATAAAATCTTCAAATCGCTCTGTAGCCGGAGCGGCACCCTCTAACGATGTTTTAGCAGATAGCTTGATATATTGCCGGGCTTCATAGTTAATCAGCTCCGGACCTGTGGTAAGCGTCACCATCTCCCGCGCTGCCGGATCTGATATTATATCGCGGAGTAGCCGGAGCGATGCTTTTTTAGTGTCGAAGTTGATATTATATACCAGCCCGAAGCGCACCCATAGAGCATTCATGAACTCTGAGACCGTACAATCAGGCATCAGATCATGATATTTAAGCACTCCGGTACATATTGCATCGGCTGCATTATTCAGGACCACCAGGCGGTTGAGCTCATTGTCATGCCTGAAATCGTTGTGCTCGATAGTAACGCCCAGGTCTGCAAAAATAAGCTCCAAAACCTTCCAGACACGCAAGAACGGCGTCGAGCAATAGCCCGCGGGCACCGTTACCTCCGTGATCTCGCCGTCAATGATACGCTTTACCTTTGTCGGCGGGTTGATGATTCCGGACGCCGGAGCGTTCAAGACCTCCCAATATATTCTCTCTTTGTCGTCTTGCTGTATTGACTCGTTACCCACTGCGACAGGGAAAACGGCCAGCGGATCGCGGCCGGGTGATGCGCGCTGATATAGATACGTCAGATAATCCAGCATTCCGGACACACCATTGTTAAAACCGACATCCTCGCCCTCGATAACCGGCAGTGTCGACAGCTCCGACAGCTTCTTTTCACTCCAACGGCTGTAAGCTGTTGAATTATCGAGACCGACATTAAACGTTATCCCTTTGGCACGGCCGGCCGATGTGACGTTTGCAATCCCTCTGCGGATATAAGCGCCATCACTCACCACGGCTATAACTTCCGGCTGGTTCGGATCTCTGCCGGTGTCGATACGTGACGGAAACCCAAGAAGGCGCTCATTTTTTGCCGAAGCCGGAACCGTTGCCGGGATCGACTGACTGCCTCTTTCATTAAAAATCGGATTGGTATCTTCGATCTCTACAGAAAAACCGGCCGGAATATCCAGCGGCTCATTGTTAATTCTTATTTCAAGCATGGCGGTAATTACTTTTTCTTACGTGTGAACGGGGCGCGGGCCGCTTCGAGCTCTCGCCCTGCTTTTTCAAGGTCCTGATAAACCACGTAGGCGCGGAGGGCGCGGAGGGCTTCGGCGGTTGTCCGGAGATCCTTAATCGCCGCCGCCAGCTCTCCGGAATCGGCCGGGACGGAAACAGGGCCGCCTTCAGCGTAGCCCTCCGCATATGTCGGGGCGCCTCCGGATGCAAGACGCTTATTTTGGCGGATGGCCTCGATCATGCCCACGGCGTCTACTACCCGCGGGTCGTTCATTATGGGTTTGGGTACCACGTATTCGCCACGGTGCACAACTCCGGCCACTTCATAGCGGCCGCCGTCGCCGGTGTAGCCGCCTTCAGAATACCCGGAGAGTACGCGGGTCGCTGTGGCCGGCTGCTGAGATGAACTGCCCGTGTTGCCCGGCTGCATATTCTTGATTTTATCGCGTTCGGCTTTTGCGACGGCTACCTGAGCGGCGCCGGTAACAGTGAGCATGGCCGCCGCGAATGCTCCGGCAATCGGGCCCAACTGCGCATGGGCCTGCATTATGGCCACCGCTGTGTTGGCGATGATCTGCGAGATCTTCACCGCAAAATCAACATCCGCGTATTTCTTCTGGATCTCAAGCTTTTTATTTTCCTTCTCCTGTTCGAGCGCGGCGGTGTCCTCGCCGTTGTTTTGGGCCTGCTGGATCAATACATCATATTTAGCCTCGCTCTGGGCAATCTCAGCCTCCTGGATGGCCGAAACCATCGAGCCGGCCAGCTGCTGGTAATAATCGAAATACTTCTTTATGTTTTTAACCTGGAGATTGAGGCGGGCCTCCTGAAACTGTTCCTCTGACAAAAGGCCCTGACGGTACATATTTTCGAGCTTTGCGAGTTCCCGGTCATACTCGTCGGCCCACGATAGCCCGGCGGTTTCCTGAATCTTGTATTGCTCTTCAAGGTACTGGTAATTCAGCGCTGCAATCCGGCGTTGCTTCTCTTCCTCCAGGCGCGTAACGTCCAGGCCCTGCTGACGTGCAATCTCAATGGCGGCCGCGTATGTCTGTTCAAGACCCTGGATCTGCAAATTTAACATTTCACGTAGGCTTTCCTGGCTTCCGGAGTTCGTTGACAGCTCGCGCAGCTTTGCCATCCACTGGCCGGTATCAGTCAGCATCCGGGATTGTATCTGCTGCATTTCGGTTTCTAATTTTTCAAGAGTCTTTTTGCGGGTTTCAGCGTCCATCGAGTAATCATCCTCCAGCTCGTCATAATAGCGCTGCATCTCGTCGAGCTGATCGCGGTGGCGCGCGCGCTGGAGGTCGAGTAGGTAAAGATCTGCCGCCTCCTGGTCGATCTCCTGCCTGACGGCCTTTTCCTTCATGATCCTTTCAAGCTCGGAATAGTAGGCCTCTGTGGCCGCCAGTCGCTTTTTGTAATCCTCTTCATTGATTTTTACATTGGCGGCCGCTATCTCCCGGTCAGCTTTCTGAATCTCGGCGTTAGCTTCATTGATCTGCTTGGTGATCTTATCGAGCGTCTGGGTATGGGTCTGATTGGTTTCCGACTGCAACACCTGGAGAGCCTCCACCAATTCCGCACAGTAGCGCTTCATTTCCTGAGCTTTCCGGATGGCAAATTCAGCCTCTGACAGATCGGCTTTAGCCTGGTTTATCTCCAGCAGGCGCTCCATGTGCGCCGAGTCTACCGGTGCTGTCACCTTTTCGATCGAATCCTCCTTGTAGGTTCCGGCCTCGCGTTTGGCCTTGGCATTGCCGAGGATCTGTTTCTTTTCTTCCTGAAGGGCTTTTATTCTGGCCTGGATCTGCTGAAGCTCCTCCTTTGATTTCGGGTCGGACTTCCGGAGCTGCGCCAACTCGGCATTGATTTCCTTTAGCCGCTTGACGGTTTCATCTGCTGCGTCGGCGGCAGAGGAAAAAGGATCGACTACGTTTTCTTCAAATAATGAGGTGTCAACGTCTCCGAATTTCTTATTAAGATTCTCGTTTGTCTTGTCAATTTTAGAAATATTGTCATAGTTCTCAGCCATTTTCTGGTCCAGATCATCCATTTTGTCGATAAGGCCCGGTATTATGACATCATTAAGATTGCGAAGCTCCTTTGCTTCGTCATAGGTCAATGATTTTTTATTCCTTAATGCCTTGCGGCGCTTTTCCACTTTGCTGAGAACACGGTCGATTTTGTCAATTTCATTAGATAATTCATCGTTCTCAACCTCCATGTCCAGCCGTTTCCCTTCATTCTCCGTGATTTTATCTTTGGCGGCCTTTGCACGGGCAACCTCACGAATATTTCTTGCGAGAGCGTTATATTGGCGGGCTGCATCTCCGGCCATTATCGCTTCGGCTGATAAATTTTTGAAATATGCCGGGTATTGTGCTTGAAGGCTTTTCGCCGCCTCTTCTCGCTTTTTATATGATTTGGAGTGGTTGGTGGCGGCTTGATAGAGTTTTCTTAATCTATCAAGTTCCTCATTTGCGTATTTGGCTGTAGCTTTGGACAAATCCGAAATACCCTGCTCAAAATCCTTGATACGCTTATTGTTTTCCTGCAACTTCTTCTTTGCCTCGTCAGTGTTTTTACTGAATAACTTAAAAACACCGATGGCCACGGTTACAGCCGAAATCAGTAGGCCGAGCGGATTGAGCCTGACAATCATGTTGAAAAGTCTCATTGCAGCCGTGGCTTTCCCAACTTCGCCGGTAAACAGAGCTTTTACTGCTATCACCGACAATGTTGCGGCACGCCATAGAACTAAGGCTGTTTGTTGAGCTTTAATTGCAACTGTTTCTGCCAAAGTCACATCCGTTGAGCGTTTTGCGGCTATGGCATAGAGCTTTTTTGCGGCAATGACTGAGAGTAAGGCAAGACGATAAGAAACAATCGCAGCCACAGCAATTGTGATATACTTGGAAAAGATGCCGAGAATATCAATGGTCTTGCCGATCCATTCGACGATAGTTGTCATGCCCTCGATCACAGATTTGATCAGGCCGCGTGATTCATAGAAGCGCATGATGACACCCTCGACAGTTGAAAGAAAAATATCCCAGGCAGTGGCCGCATTGTCGCTCATTTCGTCATACATTGCGTTGAATGCCCCGGTACAATCAGTCACGCTGTTCCGGAGAGCTGTCACCTGATCAGCGGCAGAGAGGAAGTTGGAGAATGCCGCCACGCTTTGTTTGTCTGTCAGATCGAGCGCCTTGTTAAGGTCTATTCCTTCTGCGGTGAGCTTCTTCAGTCCGGCCACAAGGTCGCCCAGATTATTGACCGGAGCTCCGAGCGCCTTAGCGAGTTTGCCGTTGGAATCGGCCAGATTGAGCAATATATTACGTGTGGCGGTCGCGGCGCTGCTTGCGTCAAAGCCGGCATTTGCCAGATTGCCAAGCAGTGCGATGGTATCTTCTATCGAAAACCCGAATGATTTTGCAACCGGGCCTACAGTCGCCAATGAGTTCTGAAGATATGAAAAATCAAGAGCTGATTTGGTGGTACCGATTGCCAATGAAGCAAGCATCCCGTCGACTTCTGATGCTTCTATACCGAAAATTCGCATAGCTGCGCCGGCGAAAGCGGCGGCGCTTGCCAAGTCAGTATCTACCGCCTGGGCGAATTTCAGCACCCCGGCCTCCATGTCCTTGATCTGCTCCTTTGAGAAGCCCAGTTTTGCAAGCTCCAGCTGGAGGGCTGAAACTTCGGTGGCTGTATATGAAGTTGTGGCGCCCAGCCTTCGCGCCTCGTCCGTCAGATCCTTGATGCCGGCTTTGGTCGTGCCGAGAACTGCGGCCAATTTGCTGTTAGCCTTCTCAAAACCGATGATTATTTCAAACAGTTTGTTGAACTGACCTACTATCATGGTGGCCAACACCACGCCAAGGCCTAAAAAAAAGCCCTTCAGAGCCTCGACGGCCTTTGACATGCTGAAGATACCGCTCAGAAAACCCGCAGAAGATCTGGTAGCCTCCTGATAGGCCTTGTCGGTTTTCTTGATTTCCGCTTCTAATTCCTTGTAGCGTTGGGGGTTCAGATTGCGTGACGTATTGGCCAGCTCCGTTTTAAGCTCTTTGAGGTGTTTTCTGAGCTGTGCGGCCGTTTTATATGACGTGTCGATCTGCTTCTCCCAGGTCGAAATCTCGCGCTTGTTTTTGCGGATCTGCTCATTATTGGCATTGATCTGCTCATTTAGCCTGGCTATTTCTTTGCTATGGTCTCCTTCGGTGGCTGCCAGCGCCGAAATATCCTTGCGGTATTGCGCATTCTGTTTTCTCAGGGCTTCCGTCGATTTCGTCAGCTTGTGTATTTCCTCCTGAGCCCTCGTCGCGTTGACATCGAGGTTAACTTGTATGTTATCCGGTTGAACTTTACGTGCCATTGTGCTGATACATTACTTTTTCAGCAAAGGTCAGCCGTAAAATCCAACCGGTGAAGGACAACAAAAAAGCCCCGGCCTGAACCGGGGCTTACAATATCAGGGGCACAATGTCAAATCTCTTCCTCTTCTTCGTCTGTTTCTTCCAGCATATCCGGAGGATTGGCGATGGTCAGGATGGTATGTGCTATTTCGTTCAGGGTCTCCACCTCGTTCAGGCGGTCCATGTCCGGGGCAGATTCTTTGCTCCGTTTCTCTATCAGCGCATGTGTGGCCTCTGTAAGCACCCTAAGGAATAGAGCGACTTTGTGAGACTGGGCCTGAAGTTTCTCCACCTGATCAGAAACACACCCGGTAATGATAGCACCGTTAATCTCTGTTCTCATTTCTCACCTCCTTTCTCGGTGTAGTCCTTCATCACCGGAGTCAGATGAATTGTAAACGGTCGGTTGTCCGTGAAGGCCTTGGCCCCGGCTTCAGTCACAGCATAGATTTGAGCCGAAGCGCCACTGTTGAGTTGACCCTTGGAGAATCCGTGTAGGCGCAGCTGCATAGGCTTAAGACGTTTATTTTCATTGCAGAGCGCATCCATTTCCTTTTGAATATACTGCGGAAGCTGATTGGCCTCACTATAATAGACGAGGGCGTTATTGTAGCGCCGGAAGATGGAGTCAGCGAGAAGCCGGCCGAGTTTGGTTGTTGAATTAAGGGTGTTGACAGTAATGAAGTATTTCATTTCTCACCTCCTTCCTTGTCTTGGTTGATAACGTGATTGAAAACTGTGGTGACACATACCGGGCCGACCTTGCCTCGTTCTACGAGGTAGTCTGAGAGATCAGCGATGCTAAGGCCGGATTTGCGGACACGGCCGGCAAAGTATTCCACATTGCCGTCCAGGCGTTCCCAGTTCTGCTTGATCTCGCTGATAACGCAGTTAAGCAGATCTTCTGTAAAGCCCATCATCTGCCACCTCCTTCCTTGGATTCGTTGACTGAAATGTTAATGGTGGCGTTTTCGAGATGGATTTCGAAGGTGTTGCCGGAGAGGGAGAGGGTGACTCGGTCTTGGCCGCCACAGATCATGTCGGCAATGTCATTGAATGCGGCGCGCAGCTTCCTGGAGCTCACGCGGCGGGTTTGTTTGGGTTTGTTCATACTATCGTGGGTTTAGCGATTAATAAAAAAACGGCTGTCACCGTTGCTAAAACCCACGATAGTCTTCTCCGAAGAGCGCCTATAATGAATCGGTGACAGCCGCGTATGGCTGATATGTCCGGGCATAAAAAAAGCCCGCAAAAATATGTCGAGCATTAACCGAGCTCTGCGGGGGCGACTAACGTCCGTGGGTTTTAGCACTGCAAATCTACGACAAAAAAATCACATTGGCAAAAAAATATTTGAAAATGCGCAAGAAAATAATCTTGATTTTGTTTTGCATATTCAAATATAATTCGTATCTTTGTAGTGTAATCAAAGAGAGGTTACGACGGACAAAGCCTGATGCCGAAAAAAGAAAGGCTTAACCCCTGACTAATCCGCTATATGTTGACCTTCGAAATTAACATCAGGATTGGAAAACTGAAGATTGCAAAAATCACTCTGACAATCTTCTGATCCAGCAAGGGTGGCCGAGAGCCTTAAAGACCTCCGAAAAAGGAGGCGCCCTTTGCTTGTCGGGGTTAAACCACTGCAAATTTACGATTTAATCATGAACGAACCAAAAGGAAAGCGAAAAAACGGATGGGGCGGACGGCGCGAAGGTGCCGGACGGCGCAGTGAGAATCCGAGCACGCGGACAATAGCTCTCCGCATACCTGAGGACGTGGCGGAGATTCTCGACCGCCAGGAGAACCGCTCGGCCTATATCATCGAGGCCGTAAGGGCATACGACCGCGAGCAACGCAAACGGACGATTCTCGGCATAGAAATCAGCTATACCAAAGAGAAATGATCATGCGGCCGGCAGAGAGTGACTGCCGGCCGTTTTTTTGAGTCAGGGATGGAAACCGGAAAGCCCCGGCGTGAGCCGGGGCCGGTGCAACGGGTCGAAGCGGTCAGCTTCTTTAATTTAAACCTCCGGAGAGATCTCCTTGGCTTCTTTGTGATCCTTTATGGTTTCTTTGACTGCTTTACCGATCACAGATATAAATACTATGGCAAGTAAAAACAGTGTTTCAAGCCCTACGGCGGCCAGTATGTTGATCAGAGCCGCAGTGGAATGCCACTGCCAGATCGAGAAGGCCACGCCGGGGCTTAAGAGCAAGGCGCCGCGGACTATGGCGCCGGTGATGATCTTTAACTTTTTCATGTCGGATTTACTTTTAATTGGTTCATGATTTCACGCAGGTTTTTATTTATCCAGTCGCGCACCTCCTGGTTGAACTCATAACGGATATTTTGGAATGTCTCGCCGTAGAGTATTCCCCAGATCTGGCGGTTATAGATTTTGAAATTGCCGTGTTCCTTCATGTCGAGAAAACGGATATAAATAGGGTACTCAAATTGAGCATGATTGCCCAGCTCACCTTGCCAAATCTTCTGCCGCGGGTTTTCGAGCGAGTCCATGAGCGCTCCGGAGCGGCCGCGGACGGTGTGCCCGGTGCCCTGCCTGACTCGCCGGTCTTTACCCTCCTGGTAGATCCGGCGCCCGGCAATATTGGCCTGAGCTGCGAAAATATCGCGGAGACCTTTTTTTATTTCCTGATGTATGAACTGAAGCTCCAGTTTATCCATATCGGTAAGCTATAAACACACAGATTAATTACTGTCTACAGTGAAGCCAATCGACCAGCCGGCCCAGTTGCCGAAAAATTCCGTCTCCGGCAGTGTGCTGATCGTTGAGATGTCGGCCGTCAGGAAATGACACGGGCGGCTACTGTCGGCCAAAATCGCGGCCTTGACGGCTTCGGCTATAGGCTGCGACGCCTCCAGAGCTTCGGCGCTGGTAGATTTGCGCGGGTTGTACTTCTGCATGATGAAAACAACACAGAGGCTCTTGTCGTTAAAGGAATCCGGATCGCCTGCCCCATTGGCCGACGGCGGCAAGTAGAACAGTGTCGGGGTGTCGTCCTCCGGAATGCCGTTGACCTTGTCGGCCATGTTCTGTTCTACGGTCAGGAGTGTGGCCCCTTTCAGACCGGGGATGCAGTCCGCCAGGCCTTCGAAGTATTCGCGTAGCTGCTTTAAGAGTATCATGCTGAAAAATAGTGGTCGGCCTCGGCGGTTCGGCGTTTCACCAGTCCGGGCAAAGGTTTCAGAACTCCGTTAACGCGGGCATTGACATGCTTCAGGAACTCGGCGCGGATCGTCGGATCATCCGGATTGATCCGGACTTTCTTCAGCAGCGTGGATTTCTTAAGATTGCCCAGCCCGATATTATAGGCCAGAGATACCAGGGCGTCAAACTGTTTCTGCTTCAGGGAGACGCCGGCCAGAACCGCCTCGACCGAGCGGGCGAACTTGTCAACATCGGCATTGAACAGAGCCACGGCCTGCGGGCCTGTTATGGTCATGCCTTCGGTGACGTCAGGCCCGGTGTGGCCGTAGCCGATGGTTAACACTCCGGCGGGACAGCGGTAAGCCTTCAGGCGGTACCCTTCCCACTGCATCATCTTTGCACGGATTTCATTGGTAAGAATCATGATTTTTTGTTTGATTTATCGTGTAAATACTCAAATTTGCATTTATACAGGTACATGAGCACGGCCCAGAACGGCGATTCGTCAAGCTCTTTGACGTTGCCGAAAATTCCGGCGGCCGCCACTTCGAAAGAGATACCGGCCCAACCCGTCTTGTCGTCCGGGCGCCGGTCGCCGGAGCTCTTGAAAATTATAGAGAAGTCCAGCTGATTGCCGTTGATATCCACCGGGCCGGACTGGATGGCGGACCACACGGAGCCGAAGAGCACCGGCGCGTGCCATGCCAGCACCATAGGGATATCATCTGTGTCCGGGATCTTGTACAGGGCGCGGGCGACAGCCCGGTAGATTTCTTCCTGATCCTCGGCCGCCGGTGCCTGCTCCATGAGCGTCAGGCACTCCACGAATTTTCCAAACGTCAGATCATTGAGCCAGTCGGCCGGACCTTTATACCCTTTGTATTCCGGCAGAAGATTGCGGGGCGTCTTAAACGTCGGCACCTTCCCGCCGGAAGAATCAACCAGAAACGGATCTACCACCGCGTCACGCTGCCGCTCTGCGGCCGCTGCGATGGGCTCACGGTAAGCGGTGTAATTTAAAGCTCCCAGACCCAGCAGAAAGCTGAACCAGCGGACGCGCCAGAACTCCGGCGTAATGCTCCCGGCGGTCAGCCATGAGGCCAGATAGACATAATAGACGTACTGTTCCGGCGTGAGCTCGTCGATAGACTCCGGAACTTCAACAGTGCGGTTACTGAAGGTTATTTTTTTCATGTCAGAACGTCATACCTTTTGAATGAACAATCGGGCCGGGGTTGTAGAAGTCCACCGGCTGCCCTTCGGCCAGGATCTCGGCCATCGTATCTTCGAGCTGCTGGAGATATCGGGTCGCGTCGATGCCCAGAGCTGCCGCCACGGCATTGCGGGCCTCTTTCTCCGCGCGAAGCTTCTGCTTTACCGGGGCTGACTGGTTCACCTGGACGATTCCCTCCGGCAAAACCTCGACCGGCAAGCGCTCCACGGCCTTCTTCATGGTGAGCAAGGCAATGGCGCGGGCGGCTGTGTCATAGAGAAGAGCTGTGGCCGTTTCATCGCCATTCAGGAGCCTGGCCATATATTCACGGCCCACTATCGGCGCCACAGTGGCGGCCTGAACCTCGCGGATCATCGGCAACAAAGTAAGAAACAGGCGGTGAGATCCTATTAAGTAGAATTCGTCAAAGCTCTCCTTATTGCGGATCAGCAGGCCGGAGCGCTGGCGGTATTTTGGCGAATTGATCCAGAAGTCGAAAGCTCCCAGGTCCAGCGCCTCGATCAGTGCGTCTGTTGCCTCGTATGCCAGCCGCAAAATATTGCTTTCGTCCTTGTATTGCTCCAGGGCGGTAAGTCCCTTCTCGTTCTCCCCTATGCGGCGGGTGCGGCCGTTGGAATCGTGCTGCGCGTCGAGCGTCGGGATGATCTTCAGCCAGGAGAAGAGCGCCACGGACTGTTGCAGATACATGAGCGCCGGAGCCTTCTCCGGATCATCTTCTCCGGATTCATAGAAAGCGGCCAGAGCTGCGACAGGCTCGCGGCCTACAATCGCCACGACATCGCGGACGCCCAGCGGTAAAATCGGTGCCCAGGTATCGAAGTCCACACGGTCGGAAATGAGGCCCAGAACGGCGGTTATTTCCTTCCCGCCGTTGCCATCGCGGTTAAATAGCTTCATCGCGTTTCAGTTTATATGGTTGCCAATTTTCGTATTTATCCAGATTTATTATTTCACGCATTTGCTTTAACTCGATTTTCGGGGTTAACGTTCTTTTCGGCATCGACTATCGCCCTGTAAAGGCCTATTCGCACCGATGTTCCGGGATTGTTCGCCAAAATGAAGGTGTCGAACGGCTTGCAGAGCACCATATCAGGTACAGCCGTTTCGGTGGCGTTATAGACTTTGAGACTGTAGAGCTTTTCTGATCCGCTGCCCAGCTTCGTGTCTAAGATCAGGTTAGACAATGCCGGGTCCAGACCAAAGCCGGAGGTGGCGGCCGCCTCTGCCTTCTTGCAGATTGCCACCTGAGCCTCGATGTAGTCTTTAATCTTCTTGTCGATAGGGGTTATTTTCCAGCCCTCAAAATTGTTGGCAGCCTCGTTCCAAAAATTTGAAGTGTGCATGAATTTGCCCGCATTCTTCCGGCCGGTCATGCTCTCGGCAAATTTTTCCATCGCCTCGTCCTTGAACTGTTCGAGCATTTCGGCGCGGTAAGGGACTTTTGTTTTTTCGCAGATCTCGCGGATGCGCGCTTCTGCCGCGTCCCAGTATGATTGCGGGCTCTCGATGTGCATGGAAATGGCCGACGCATTCTCGTTGTATGCCGCCAGAATGCCGGCAAGAGATCCGGCCAGCTCCAGCCAGTCGAAAGCGCCTACATAGCGCGGCACACTGTAGAAATCTTTATTGTAGCTATAAATCTGGTAATAGGCCAGTGATACCGGATGTCTGAACGGCTGCGCGGGGTCGAAAATAGGGTATTTCTTAAAATTTTCCGCGTCCGGATTGGGGAAGTCGCCAACAACGGCCTCCGTTGGCTGCACACCTTCTCCGGCATACACAAAACGGACCTTGCGGGCCGGGATGTGTTCGATCCTGGCCAGAGCGCCGGGGCCTCCCACGCGGCTGCCGCGTGTGCGGGTGAACTTCACCCAGAAGCCCTCCAGGTGAACCAGATCAATGAGACAGCGGTGCATCTGTGTGAGGTAGTCGGTCGCGTTGAGCTGCGCCATGATTTTAGCGTCATCGGTCCACTGTCTGTAGGGCTTGTTGTCTGCATCGACACCGGGGATGTAGAGCCGCGGGCCTTCGCCCCACTGGAGACCGGCCTTCTTGCCCATGATGCCCTCGCCGGCATAGAATTTCGACAAAACGCGATCGACATAGCCGGGCATATCGTCGCCGGGGCCGTAAGGCACCACGCGGACGCCATGAACGCTCCTGTATTTCTGGAATGAACCGAAGCCCCCCAGGATCATGCGGCTGGATGGTTCCCAGCCGGCGGCGCGGGCGTTAAGATTGAATGTCATTAACTCGCCGTTGCCGTTGTTGATAAAGCCAAAATTTCCGCTCCTTCTGATCATATCGTTATCAATTTAGCACCGTGCGCAGTCCGTTAAACTCCATGATCAGGCACTGCCAGCAGTTCAGCGCGCGGCCCGTGTCGGTGTCAGTGAAAAATAATTTGTAGCTTGCATTTGCCACCCGCTCGTCGGCCGCCTTCGGCCTGATCCGCGCGTGGGCGATGTTGGCCATGTCGCCGCCGCGGCGTGTGTCGCGGTTCCACTTGCGGAAACGCAGCGAGAAGGTGCCCCCCTCGGCGCTGATCCGCTTCATCTCCTCGATGGCCAGGTATAAATCTATTTGCTTCGGTTCCGCCATAGGTGTTCAGCACAGATGAATAAAAAATACAGTATGATGAAAGCCATGAGGCCGGCACCGATGTAATCTTCCAGCGCCGGACCTACCTTTGTCGCGGTCTCTTCCTCTTTTTCGACGTCCTCGGCTTTTGTGGCTGTGGAGTTCGTGGCGCGGTAGCTTCCAAACCCCATAGACATCCCGTCAAATTTATATTCTTGCAGGATCGCCGCTCGCATGAGCGCCGACGTGTCCCAGATATAAAGCACCGGGCGCCCGGCTGTGTCGCGCTCGATTTTGAGTGAGCCGGTAACATGGTTTTTCTGCTCGATGGTGTCGCGGAGTTCTGCGCTCTGAGCTTCTGCGGCGGTGGTGGCGGTGTCGAGCAAATGCGTCTGGGTCGTGTCTCTTGTTTCAACTGTGGTGACTGTGGCGGCGTGGCGGGTCGTGCTGCAAGATAGCAGCAGAGGGAGGCCGCACAAAAGCACAAACAAAATAAAAATGTTTTGATCATGTCGTCTCATAATATGGTTACTTAGTTATTTCATCCAGGCGTTCCTGTATGTTGGCTTTGAGGTTGTCGAGCTCGTTAGCGTAGTGAAACGAAATGCCCAGGAGTGAGGCTACGAAGACGCAGATAGAGCCGAAGGCCGTTAATACAGATCCGTGGATTTCGCCCTCCGGCTGGATGTATAGGCCAATAAATAGAAGTGTCAGGCCCGCCATCATGGCAACGACGGCCAGCGTGTAAATTATTACCTCTTTGAAGGTGAGTTTATCAAACTCTTGTTTCAGGTGTCTCATTTTTCCAGGTCTTAATTACACCGCAAAGCTCGCAAAACTCCCGCGCGCAACGAAGGACAAAACGAAAATGCGCCGGCCTCACGGTCGACGCATCCTCTCACGTTGTTTAACTAAATATGAAATGAATAATTGATTATCCATGAACTACCTAATGGTGCCAATCTTTTTTATCTGACATTGTTCATTCGTCGCCTCCTTCCTGCGGTGCCTGTGTGGCTTTTGCTTTGTAGATAAGGTCGCGGAAACGGTCGATCTTTTCGGTTGCGGCCTTCTGTGCCCCTGCTGCCTCGTAGAGTGCCGCAGACAGATCCTTCGATTTGACGCCGGAGCGGTACAGGCTTGCCTCTGCGTCGGCCAGGAGCTCGGCGGCGCCGACGGCGCTATAATATGCTGTCCCGGTAAATAGTCGGGTTCTGGCTTCGGCGTTGTGCTCGTTGGACGCGCAGTCCGGATTTTCGGCGATTCCGGCGGCACATGCTGCTGTGTTAGCCAGTCGGTGGGCTGCGTCGTTGATGCCCTCGATTATCTCGATTATGTCGGTACCGTGGCCGCCAGTAACCGGCTCGATTTCGCCCAGCTTACCAGCGGCATAACAGAGCGCCGCCATTGCGGAGTTGTAGGGGTCAGGCTTGTTATCGCCTGATGTCGGCTGGCAGGCTTGATTTTTCTGGGCGTGGATTATATGATCAGCGATGCTTGTGTCGGCGGCGATGTCCTCGATGTCAGATCTGAGCAGCGAAAGGGTGCGGATTGTGTCGAGCGCCTCAGTGTCACTCATGCCAAGATCATCCTGGTTAAACAGTGCGGCATTAATGATGCGCGACAGTGTGTTGATGTATATCTCGGCGGTTCCGGCCTTGTGGGTAAGAGCTAAAAGAATTTGAGCGGCGCGTGATTCAGTATTAATTGTAATTTCCATAATCGTTTTATTTTTCTTGATTTATTTTTCTGTTCGTTGGTTTGTCCCGGTATTACTTGTTGCGCTCCGGGTGGCGCATACTGCGTCTGGTCTCTCTCCAGGCCCAGGGTGTGAAGCCTGCCAGGAAGGCAATACCGCCACGACCAACCATGTAGTGGTCGCCGATCATATTGCCCCACCAGCATACTATGCAGGCTAATTGGCCTACAAATATAAAGAATTTTGACGAAGTAAGAAAAATAATTAGCCTTATCAGTAATTTTTTAACTGATAACTTACGCGGCTTTGCCTGCGCCTGGATTGTTAGTGCTGTTTTCATTTTTGTGGCAGTTTGGGGTTGTTTGACGTTTTAGTTATGGACATAAAAAAGCGACCGCCTCTCCATGTCGTCAAACTGCCACGGAAACCGACGAAGGGTCGAGTTTACTAAATGGTTGGAGGTAGGCGGTCGCCTGTATATTTCGTATGTAATCGGGCAAAACAAAAGCCCGAAGGATTTCGAGCCGTTTCAGACTCGACCCGGAGTAGCCTCCGTAACAGTTTGACGTCGCAAATTTCGGGAGAATGTTGTGAACAAAAAAAAAAAAAGAGTTAAACGATGTTAAGGCGTAAAAGAAAAATAAAAACGCCGAAACCCGAAGGCTCCGGCGCATTATAAGGTGTACATAATTTTTTCACCAATCCTCCTCAGGCTGTGAACTGAAATTATCCAGCTTTTTAAGCGATAAGGTTATTTCGGAAAAATATTCGGCACTCTTCGCTTTGATTTCTTTCCAAATTTTATTGTGTGCAGATTTGTTTATACCACCCTTACCTGACTTTTCGGCAGTGGTTATCAGGCCGAGGGAGCAATCGGCAGCGCGTCCGGGTTTATTCTCGTGGGTAATACTCGACATTTCAACGCGGAATCTTCCGTCTTTAGATTGGAGCTTTAACGTATAGTCCACCTTCCCTTCGTAAGCGCAGTAAACGCCTCCTTTCTTGAATGGGAACAAGGCCCGTAAGATTATAGTGCCTGTGGCTGCGTCCTCCATCTGTGTAACGGCCTTCCCGTTGACAAAAGATGTAGCTACCCACTCGCGTAGGCCTCCGTAAATTTCCGCTTGGTTTTTACCCTCTACCTGAATCACATCGAAGAAGGTAAGCGCCTTTTCTTGGGCCGTGGCCGCGAGTGAGACCAACAGCGCCAGCAGCAAGATAATTTTTTTCATTATGGCGTAAGTTTTTGGTGTTACTTTCGCCGGTTTTCGGGAGTTTGACGCCG